GCTTCCTGACGGTTATGTGGTCAACCACTTCCTGACCGATCCGGATGCGTTCTTCATCAAGACTGACGCACCCAACGGCTTTAAGCACTTTGTGCGTAGCCCCATCAAAACGTCTATGGAAGGCGATTTTGAGACGGGCAACGTGCGCTACAAAGCCCGCGAGCGTTATAGCTTCGGCGTGTCCGATCCTCGTTGCGTGTTCGGTTCTCCGGGCGCTTAATAGGATTGTTTCACGTGAAACGATGCTAATGAGAAGGGAGGCTTGTGCCTCCCTTCTTTTTTGATTATAGTTCTATCAGGGCGTAACATTTAGCCACGCAGACAGGTAGTCGCCCACCTGACATTGCACGGACTGCGCGGCAAAACCTTGTGCAAGGGGTACAATATGGCATCGACTACTTTTTCAGGTCCGGTAACTTCCACCAACGGCTTTGTTACTGGTTCTGGCGCGCTCGTTTCGGCAACTGCCGCAACTCTCTCCGCAACTTCTGCTGACCACTCTGGCCGCACTGTCCTGTTGGACCGCGCCGCTGGTATTGCGGTCACCCTGCCTGCCGCAACGGGCTCGGGTAACAGCTACAAGTTTTTCGTGGCAACCACTATCACCAGCAACAGCACTACCATCAAAGTAGCTGACGCTACGGACATCATGGCGGGTGTGGCGATTGTGGCTAACGACTCGGACGCTTCTGCTTCTATCTTTGAAACTGCCGCCGACAGCGACACCATCACCTTCAACGGTAGCACCACGGGTGGTATCAAAGGTGCAACGGTAGAACTGCAAGATGTCGCCTCAAACCTGTGGTCTGTACGGGTAGTTGGCGCGGCTACGGGCACTGAAGCAACCCCGTTCTCAGCCACCGTTTCTTAACGGAGGGTGAAAAATGGGTCAGCTAAGAAGCAAGCAGAAACCTAAGAAAAAGCCTGCTCCTAAGCCTGCTGTTAAAAAAGAGGCTACTAAAAAGGAGGGCTAATTTATGGCGGACGCAGTCACTAGCCAAACTTTCATCGACGGCCCTAAAACGGTCGTCATGAAGTTTACAAACATCTCCGACGGCACTGGTGAATCTGGTGTAACCAAAGTTGACGTGAGCGCCTTGCAACCGTTGCCCGATGGCACGCCTTGCACGGGGGTCGTTATCGAAAAGATTTGGTGGCAGTGCATTGGCATGAAGGTGCAAATCCTTTGGGATGCTACTGCCGACCAATTTTGTATCGAGCTGGGTGAAAACCAGTCAGGCGACCACGACTACTGCAAGTTTGGTGGCTTGACCAACAATGCTGGAGCGGGGAAAACAGGAGATATCAACTTCACCACGGTAGGCCACACAGGTGGCGATACCTACACGGTGATTTTGTATCTTCGCAAAGAGTATAATTAAGAGGAACTCAGATGGCTCGCGAAATTAGTTCTATCACCCGCGTTGGAACTTCCGAGCCGTTTGAGCTTCAAGTTGCCCGTGGGCAAATATCATTCCATAAAACCATTTTTAAGTTCGGCTACAACGCTGTTGTTGGAGCCACCAAAGAAACTATTTGGGAACAAGGCGGTTTATACGCTTATCCCGCATCAGCCACAGTAATGACTATATCAAGCAGTTCAACTGACGACACTGCCGCAGGAACTGGTGCAAGAACAGTAGAAATTTTTGGTTTAGACGCCGAGTACAACGAAATAAACGAAGTTGTCACGCTGAATGGGCAAACAGCAGTTAATACCACAAAATCTTATCTGCGGATAAATCGCGGCATTGTTCGCAGTGCAGGTAGTGGAGGCGCAAACGCGGGCACGCTTTACGCAGGAACAGGTACGGTCACATCTGGGGTTCCAGCTAATATCTACCTGACCATAAATGGGGATGGCGACAACCAAACATTGATGGCTCTTTGGACAGTTCCCGCAGGATATACAGCATTCCTTACAAAAATGTCTTTATCCACAGGAACCTCTACCAACACCAAAGCTCTCTTAAATGCTAGTCTTGTTGCTAGGCCATACGGAGAAGTCTTCCAGATAAAAGAAAGATTTACCCTGACAGATGGCGCACACGAACAGTTTTATACTTACCCGTTAAAGTTCACAGAAAAAACAGACTTGGAAATGAGAGCGTTTTCTTCTTCGGGGACGGTTGACTTCAATGTGTCCGCGTCAATGGAGTTTATTTACATTCAAAACGGGGGAGACTCGTTCTAATGGCGACAACCAAAAACGTCAAGCGAACCCCTAGCGGGCGATTGCAGTATAGAGGGGAAACGTTCAGTGGCTATAACAAACCCAAGCGCACACCTAACGGACCCAAAAAGTCTGCCGTCCTCGCAAAGAAGGGTGACCAAGTTAAACTTGTCCGCTTTGGCGACCCTAATATGTCAATTAAAAAAGACCAACCCGCTCGACGCAAAAACTTCCGAGCTCGTCACAACTGTGATACGGCAAAGGACAAATTCAGCGCCAGATACTGGTCCTGTAAAGCGTGGTAATGGGGTGGTGTTCATGGCAGATAAGACAATACACGAGCTCGAGGTTGAGTTCACTGAATGGAAAACCCAGCAAAAGCATATAGTTGAAAAAGTGGACCAGTTACACAGCGATATGAGCGAGGTCAAAAAGGCCGTGTTTCAAGCAAAGTGGATGCTGGTAGGTGGTTTGGTCTTTGCAGGATTAATGAATAGCGATGCGTTCATTGCTATGCTAATGAGAATAGGTGGGCAATAATGCCTATCACGCGGGGACAAGAACGTAAGCAAGTGGAGGGCACCATGGGTAAGAGACGCGGTTTGTACGACAACATCAATGCGCGCAGGCGTGCTGGTACGTCGCGCCCTAAGAGCAAATCCACTATCTCGCCTGAGGCGTATGCCAACATGAAGGCGGGGTTCCCAGAGCGTAAGAAAGCCGCCAAGGGCGGTAAAATTGTCAAGGGGCCGTGTTCATAATGCCGTTTAGCAAATACAGTCCCAAGCAAAAAAAGTTGGCTCGTATAGCTGAGCCGCGCGATGCAATCACTGAAGCAGACTTTAAGGAGCTCGACATGAAGCGTATGAAGAAAATGGGTGGCGGCTACGGTCGCAAGAAAATGATGGGCGGTGGTGCAATGATGGCCCCGCGCAAGCAGATGGCGGCAGGCGGTGCAGGCCGTAAGAAAATGAAAATGGGTGGCAAGGTCGTTAAAGGGCCTTGCTCGTAAGGAGTATAGGGTATGGCGGTCTCCGGCTCTACAGACTTTGAACTCGATGTAGCTGACTACATTGAAGAGGCGTTTGAGCGTTGCGGTATTGAGGTGCGTACAGGGTACGACCTTAAGACTGCGCGGAGATCGCTTAACCTTATGCTGGCCGACTGGGCCAACCGTGGGCTAAACCGCTGGACTATCCAGCAGACTACGCTCACGTTGGTTGCAGGCACGGCAGAATACAACCTTGGCACGGATACGATTGATATCCTCAGCGCGGTTATCCGTACCAATAGTGGTACGGCAAACCAGAGCGATATCAACATTAGCCGTGTAAGCCGTGATTCGTGGATCAACATCCCTACCAAGAATACGCAGGCCCGCCCGACACAGTATTATGTGGACAGGCAGATTAACCCCGTGGTGCGCTTGTGGCCCACGCCAGATAGCGCCACGACCTACACGCTGGTGTACGATCGCCTGACCCGTATGGATGATGCCGATGCCGCGCAGAACACTATGGACATGCCATTTAGGTTTTACCCGTGTCTTTCGGCGGGGTTGGCCTATTACATCAGCATCAAGCGTGCCCCTGAGCGCATGCAGATGCTTAAGGCTATCTACGAAGAAGAGTTTGAGCGTGCGGCGGCAGAAGACCGCGACCGCGCGAGCCTGAGTTTAACCCCCAGCAGGGATTATTATTCGTTCATATCATGAGATACGCGGTAGGTAAAAAATCACTCGCAATATGCGACCGATGCGGGCAACAGTACCCGTACCTGACCTTGCGTAAAGAATGGACGGGGTTCAAGGTGTGTCAGGAGTGCTTTGAAGTTAAGCACCCCCAGCTTGAGCCAGACCCGCCGCCGTTTGAGCCGCAGGCTTTGTACGAGCCGCGCCCTGCACGGGTTGAGCCGCAAACCGTGGTGGTGGGGCAGACGGTGTTCCCGCCGCCAGCTAATTTGTCCACGCAGGCGGTTGCCTCGGTGGGTAGCGTGGAGGTGTCGACGCCATGAGTTTTACATACGGTCAGCTTAAGCAGGCGAT